TGCTGCATCTGTGTCATTGTAATTCTCCACGAACAAGGGAACACTAGGAGAGGCGTGGAAATGCGGGGAGGTTGAGGGGAACACTCCCACGCCTCACTTAGTGAGGGCAGTTTTACATCATGCCCTAGGATGGCGACCCTTCGGGTAATTTACGCTGCGTTAGCAGTCGGTGCTGCCACGCCGTCATCAGTGTCGTCATTGCTGATGAGGCCGACACGAACCTTGCGGAGAAGCGCCTTGATGTGGTTCTCATCGTTGGACTTCTCGGCCTTTTTGTCGAGCGATTTCAGGAGCTTGAAGATAGCATCCTTTGCGCCGGAATAGGTCAGGATGTCCGGCTCATTCTGAACTTCGGGACGTTCATCCCAACGGTTCATTTCCAGACCCTCGACGTTCCAGTCGATATAGCCCTTCTCTTCCGGTTTACGGAGAGAGGCCCGCATCGCGCCGGACTTCGCATCCTTCGTGATCTTGATGGGCGTATATTGGGCGAAATGGTCGATAACGAGCGAACGCCTGTTGCTCATGGGCATTGCATCGACAAGGCGCGCAGCGCCGGTTACGTCACCGATCATGATGCCATCGGGACCGATAGTCAGGGCGTGCTTGGCGACCATAACCATAGTCTCGTGGATAAGATCGTTGAACTTCTTGCCAGTGGCGGCAATGGACTTGATCTTGGCGTTAATCGCCTTAGACGAAGCCCGATAGGTTTCTTCATTGTAAGCCATAACGTATACTCCTAATCGTTAATGTAGTGTTACAGGGCGTGCCCGTACCACTGGTTATACCAATCCTTCACGGATTGGCCTCGGTTAGCTTGGCACCACGCAAGCGCCTTACTAATTGCGTTGTTCACCTGGGTTTCATCGCAGAAACCGTTAACGGTGAATATAGCTATGAGTTTTTCACGTAGTGAGAACATCCTGAAATTACTCCCATATCCTAAAGGCGAAACCTACGTCGTGAATACCTGTTATAGCGTATAGATCGCCTATGGCCCTAACGAAGTTATCATAGTGGAGATAAAGACCCCTGTCATTGACAATAGTCCAACACTGCTTTCCAGTCGTGGTGTTCATCGCCACTATCAGGCGGGTTCCGGCGTTATCATAGGCCAGTATCTCTACATTTTGTGTTTCAGGTAGTTTTAGCCTTAATTCCGCTGGTCTGATATTTTCAGTAGTCATAACCGCTCCATTGTTGTGGGTTGAAGGATGGAGAGGTTTCATTTCACAGTGGCGAACAGGATTGAACTGTCCATCCCTCAACGCACAAGCGGGGCCGTAATGAAACTGCACCCCGCAATTAAATGCGTTTCGCTTTTATGGGTTCACCGCAGCTATGTAGTGGCGGTTTAGACACAATAGTATCCCCCATCATCCCGTGACATGCTTTTGTTTACACACCTCCCCCTACACACGACACAGAGAGCCTAAAGGCGGGTCCAAGTGCAAAGGTTAGTGCATCCTCGATCAAGAGGCGCACATCTATCAGATAGCATCCAAGTCGCAGCTATCCTACAATCCCTAGAGTGTCAATCTAGGTGGCCGCTAAGTCTCTCCGCACCCTACTAAGGCCCGGCAACCGCTACCGTTCACACATCATTGCAGATGTGCGCAGCGTTGTCAATAGGTATTTTGTGTCACCATGCACCACGCATTTTGAGCGCAAGAGCTTGACGTTTAGGCATAGCACCCGAACCTCTGCCCGATGAGATAAATCTCGCCGCCGTCGAACCTAAGTCAGACAGTGAGGACTGCGGATAGTAGTTTCGTTCAGGCCGATTTTGCATGTTCCGCTTGACGGTTAAGTCACGCTGAAACGCTTGCTCTGCCTTTACTAGCTTGGCGTTGTGTTCCACTGTTAGCAGCTTCACACGCTTGCGCCTTTGATGACGTGTCATCGCATGGTTACTCCCTATTGGTGGCGACCTACCCAAGATTACCAAGGGCCGTGCCGCTATGTGTTTGCAAGGGATAAAGACAGGTCAATGACTTGTCAAGCCCTAAATGTGTTGCACCTTGCGGCGCTCTCGAACCCTTCCAGAGAAGAACCCCTCAAAGGGGCCGTTGCGTTTCGATAATCCTGTTATGGCCGAACCCCATGCAGAAGTCAAATGTGTGTGTTTTCAAGGGGTTACACTGCATGTTCTGCCTCTAGTCCCTGTTTGTTCTCGTTGTGTTCTCCACTGGTTGCGACGAATCGTGCTGTATGAGCGACGAACAGAGTATGGTCATGGTACGTTCTCACTGTGTTCCCTCTCTGTTCTCTCTGCCGTGGGGCGTTCCCCTTTTGTTCAGGGGGGTGCCGGGGGGAGGGGTGAACGCGCGCGTGTGTATAGTGGCGTACCGAGTGACCATCTGGATTATATAAAAAATTCAGCATTTGACAATATACCCTATTTTCGATTTTAAGGCACCCTACAGCGTCATTTCACTTTTCTGGTAGTCCGGTGCCACTCAACTCTCTTTCGCTTCTCCTAGGCCTATTTCTGGCCAGAATAGGATATACTTGACAAGGAGGCTCCCTACGGTCGCCTGTCGGCGTACGTACACACCCCCGCGCCCCCTAGAGAAACACCTTAAGGTTTCTTCTTCTTAAATATCTTTCTCTTAATATATTCTTCTTATAGTATATACTTATATAAGAGATATTATATCAGATAAAAGTTAAAAAGTCAAGCCCCTTGTGATCCTTCTTCTTGTCGTTCATCCTCTCCGTCGTCGTCCTATCGGACTCCTCCTCGTTTAATAAAAAAAAAATTAACCATTTTGTACGATTTATCTTGACATTGGACGCTAAAAATGGTATAATATTGGTAGAAGGTAGGGAGATACGCATGGCATATCTAGAACCGGGATCAGAACCGCCCACGAAAGGAAAGGGTTCTCAACTCGGCGCTAAGATGAAAATCTTCGTAGAATGTTTCTTAGCTGATCCGCAGCGTAACGCTTCGCGAGCTGTGATCGAGGCCGGATACAAAACAAAAAATCCGAACAGGATGGCGACAGAACTACTCCGTCACCCACTCGTAAAGAAAGCTATTGACGAGGGAGACTCGGCCCGTAGAGAACGTATGGAGTTCTCCGCTGATTTCCTCCTCATGAAATTGATGGCGATTATCAACGATCCCGACGTAAAGACTAACGACATCCTCCGAGCTATCGAGCTTGCTGGTAAGTCTATCGCTCTCTGGAAAGAACGCCAAGAGATCAGCGGTCCTGACGGTGACGCAATCAGAGTTCAGGAGCAACGAATTGAACAAGAGGTCAATGATTTCAAAAGCCGAATTGCTGGCATTGCTGCCCGTGGAGGAGCAGGAGGAGTTCTACCGTTCCCTAAGCCCGGCGGCTCTAGCGAGTCTTAAGTACGATTGGGATTTCTGGTCCCGTCCGAACCAGCTTCCTCCCGAAGGAGGCTGGAACACTTGGTTAGTTATGGCAGGCCGTGGTTTCGGCAAGACAAGAATGGGATCAGAATGGATCAGGAAACTGGCTCACGACTTCCCCGGTTGCCGCATTGCCCTAGTCGCTGAGACTGCGGCTGATGCCAGAGACGTTATGATCAAGGGTGACTCTGGTCTACTATCCGTAGACCCCACCCTAGACGATGATTGCTGGTCTCCTACCAATAGGTGTTTATCGTGGCCGAATGGATCACGAGCTTTCACCTACAACGGTACGACACCTGACCAGCTCCGTGGTCCTCAGCATCACTTTGCATGGGTTGACGAACTTGCTAAGTTTGAATACATGCAAGAAGCATGGGACCAGCTACAGTTTGGCCTCCGCTTAGGAGTACATCCTCAGTGCCTCGTTACTACGACCCCACGTCCTCTTCCGCTTATCAAGAAATTGGTAGCCGACCCGGACACAGTTGTTACTCGTGGCGCAACCTTGGACAATCAAGCGAACCTCGCTAAGAACACCATCAAACAACTATACGACAGATATGGCGGTACTCGTCTAGGTCGTCAGGAGCTTGAAGGTGAAGTCCTTGAGGATATTCCCGGCGCTCTTTGGAGGCGAGAGGATATTGACAGTGGTAGACTTAATTCAGCCCCGGATGACCTTGAGCGAGTTATCGTTGCTGTTGACCCTGCGGCAAGCTCAGAAGAACGATCAGATGAAAATGGGATCGTCGTTGTTGGCCTTGCTAGAGATAAAGATGGCTATGCTAGGGGATATGTCCTTGAAGACGCTTCTATCCGAGGGACTCCTGAGGAATGGAGTCGAAGAGCCGTACAGATGTACAGAAAATGGGAAGCAGACCGAATTGTAGCGGAGAAGAATAATGGTGGAGAAATGGTGGAGACAGTCATCCGAACAGCCGACCGATCCGTTCCTGTCAAACTTGTACACGCTACAAGAGGAAAAGTCGTTCGAGCGGAGCCTATCTCTGCACTCTATGAGCAACATCGCGTCCATCACGTCGGACAGTTTGATGAGCTTGAAGACCAAATGTGCTTATTCAGTATTGACAATGTACGCAACAGCTCCACGGGTTCTCCAGACCGCGTCGATGCTCTTGTGTGGGGTCTGACTGAAATCTTTGATAAGATCGCTGGCCGTCGTAGGCTACGTGAAAAGGTAGGTACTAACACAAAAATAACTAAGTTCGCCGAAGCGGTCTCAGGCCGTAGCGATACAAGTTGGATGGCAGGCTAATGGGACAGAAGTACGACTATGAGGCCTGGAAGAAAAAGCACAATATCGTTGAAACCCCCGACTATAACACAAGAGATGCTTATCTTGCAGGACTGACTCCTGATGATAGGGGGCATCTGCCTGACACCTTCAAAATGCCAAACCATATAACCTATTCTGATGAGAGTATTTACTCCAAACAGAAGGACGCCCCGATCCCTGGAAAGTGGAGAGGCGATGATAAAAGTGGATGGATATTTTATGCTTCGCCTACCAATGTCCAGAACGCAGGAGGAATCCAAAACCTACAAGAGTATTTTAGTACAAAAGAACCAGATTCGCAGTTAGTTTTACCAGACTACGGTTTTAATTTACAGAATTTAGTGAGGCGTAATAAATGAATGAAATCGAGAATTACGCCGAAGACTCTCGCGAGGACGGCGAAGAGAAGTTGGAAGGCGGTCTAAAGGATACTATCAGCACTGAGGGTGCTGTTGATCCTGACTATGTTCCAGAGGGTTTCAAGTCTGTCGAGGAGTTTCTCCAAGACATGCGTGAAGAGTACGCTGCGGACGTAGAGTTCGACCGCATCAATAGGGAACAGGCGCTCGATGACAAGAAGTTTTCTGCTGGTGAACAGTGGGACCCACTTGTTCTTGAGCAACGTAAAGGTCTTCCCTGCCTCGTAATTAACAACATCCCACAGTTTACTGCACAGCTTGTCGGTGACTGGCGGGAGTCCAGAAAAGCTATCAAGGTCGTTCCCTCGAATGACGAGGATGTCGATATTGCCTCTGTCCGAGGCGACCTGATACGCTCCATTGAGATGCAAAGTCGCGCCAATCGCGTCTATGACTCAGCGTTTGAGAGCCTCGTCCAGTGTGGGGACGGCGCATTCCGTGTCTCAGTGGAGTATGCTTACGATAGCATCTTTGATCAGGATATTTTTATTCGTCCTATCGAAGACTGCCTCGCAGTTGTGTGGGATCGCATGTCTATTGATCCTACTGGTCGTGACGCTCGAAGGGCGTTCGTTGATGACCGTATCCCGAAGAAAGAGTTTCGCCGTAAGTGGAAAGAAGTCGATCCATCTTCACTGATGGAGGACGAAGCCACTCGCCAGAACATGACCCTCACGGGATGGATTGATGACGACTCTTACCGTGTTACCGAATACTGGCGTCTTGTGGAACGCAAGCGTCTGTACGGCCTCTTTGAGAACGGTAAAGTATTTGCTCTCGATGGAAACAACCTCGATGAGATCATCGCCGTTAATGGTTCACCAGTAAAGACTCGTACGTCTTGGTGCACTTATGCCCAGATGCACCTCGTTACTGGTTTTGCTATTCTTGATGGTCCATATGAATACCAGTTGAACCGACTACCTATCATTCGTATGAGTGGTAGGATTATCAATGTCGGTGGTCGTCGTATCCGTCACGGTATCGTGCGGTTTATGAAAGACCCTGTACGCCTCAAGAACTTCTGGCGTTCGGTTAATGCTGAGCAGTTGGGCTATGCGCCTAAGGCTCAGTGGATCGGACCAGAGAGTGCATTTGAGGGACGCGAAGACGACTTCCGTAAGGCTCACCTATCACGTGATCCTCTCCTGATTTACAATGACGATGCTGCTGCTCCACCCGAAAGAGTTGAGCCGCCGCAGCCTTATGCAGCTTATCTGAATGAGGCACAAGTCAACAGTCAGGATATGAAAGATGTCACGGGTATTCATGATGCTTCGCTCGGTATCCGATCAAACGAAACCTCAGGTCGTGCTATTCAAGCTCGACAAAGAGAAGGGGACATTGCAAGTCTCACGTTCTACGATAACGGGAACGATGCTGTTCTTGAAGCCGGAGACGTAATCAACCAACTGATTCCGCAAATCTATGATGGTACGCGAGTAATCAGAACTATCGGTGAGGACGAGACTCAGAAGTTCATGAGGATCAACGATCCGATGAACCCGAACTCAATTGATCTCTCTGTTGGAACGTTCGACGTTGCACTATCGACTGGCACCTCGTACACTACTCGTAGGGTAGAGGCAGCTCAGGCTATGATGGATGCGATCCAAGTGTTCCCTGCACTGATGACTGTCGCTGGTCCTGAGATTATCAGGGCACAAGATTGGCCCGGTGCAGATAAGATCGCTGAGAAGATGGAAGAAGCCCGCCAGCAAGGCATGGTCAATCCTGAACAATTCCAGCAACTCCAGCAGCAGTTTCAAGCCCTGCAACAGGAGAACCTCATGCTTAAGGTTGAGAAGAAAGCTCAGCAGGATAAGCATGAGATTGATGAATATAATGCTGAAACTCAGCGCATTCGTGCCCTCTCTGATAATGAGGTGGATGGTAATGCGATGGAGATGAACGCAATACAAATGATCCTTGAAGGCTCAAGAGCACTTGATGAGCACGACATGAAGCGTGAAGACGCTGAACGTTCTCATGAGTTAGCTCAACAGCAGTTAAGGCAGAAATCGACTCCGGGTGCTACAAGCACTTCCAGTAACCGGACTCAGTCGCAACCTAGGAAGAGCAACGGTTAAAGGACCGCAAACCTTACAATATGAGTACAGAACAAACCCCCGTCGAGTCTGTTACAGACGATCTTGATGTCTTTTCTGCTGAGTTCTTTGGCCAGAACGAAGTAGAGCCTGAGCCGGCCAGCTCGGAAGATGATAGTTCGAAAGACAAGGACCGCGACGCTAAAGCGAAAGATACTCAGAATATCGAGGATGATGCAGACCTCGCTGATGAGGACGACGACTCGGATGAAGATGATGGTGATGAAGTAGACGAAGCGCCTACTGAGCCTGAACCGAAGCCGAAGAAAAATCGCCTTCAAGAACGCATCAATGAAGTGATTGCACGAGAGAAGGAAGCAGAACGTAAGGCCGCTCGACTTGAAGCCGAACTAGAAGCTATCAAAGCTCAACTCAATCCCAAGACGGAAAAGACTACATCAACCACTAAAGTTGTAGATACTAATCGACCTAACCCTGATGCAACGAATGACGATGGCTCGGCTAAATACCAGCTAGGAGAGTTCGATCCACAGTATCAGGCTGATCTAGTTAACTATCTCTTCGAGCAGAAAGAAAAAGAGGCGGAAGCCAAGTCTGCGCAGAAGGCGGAAGAAGCTAAGATCACTGCACAACGTGAGGCTCTTGAGTCTGGTTGGCAGGAAAAGCTCGGTCCCGCTCAGGAGCGATATCCTGATTTCATGGAAAAAGGTCAAGAACTAGTTGACTCTTTTGATGGAATTGACCAGAGCTATGGTGAGTATTTGACTGCAACGATTATGGGTATGGAGTACGGTCCCGACGTCTTGTACTATCTTGCTAATAATCCTGACGAAGCGAAGAAGATTGTGAACAGCGGAGCCACTAAGGCTACTGTTGCTCTCGGTCGTCTCGAAGCTAAGTTTGCGGATGCTGAGCAAGAGAAACAGAAGGCTCGGCCTAAAATCTCTCAGGCTCCAACCCCTCCGGCCCACAGAACAAAAGGTTCCGCAGCAGCGGTAATTGATGTTCCTGACGATACGGATGACTTGGACAGCTTCTCGAAGAAGTTCTTCAAGAAGTGAGATTAGGACGTAGCCATTATTAACTCATAATTGAAAGGCAATTTCTACAATGGCTACTGTTACTGTAGATCAAGCAAAACTAGTCCTTAACTCGTTTGCTGCGATCTTCCAAAATAACCTTGTTTCCAAGGACCTTGTGACTTGGCGCAAGTTTGATGGTGAGATGAATGACCGCAACGGCTTGACCGTTGTTGAACAGGTCTCGCCCGACTATACCACGACCTTCACCACGAACGTCGTGAATGACCTTACTGCTGGTGTGCAGGACTCTCCGTTCGGTTCCGAGCAGTACAAGCTTACTCAGGTTATCGGTTCTAGCATGGGCTGGGCTGACTTCGTGAAAATTCGCGATGTTGGTGCTGCTCGTGAGTCGCAGGCTCTCCGTAAGGCTGCTCTGCGTCTTGCTACGGACATTGATGCTTACCTGATTGGTTTTGCTGCTAAGGCGTCGAACAATTGGGTGGGTAATACCAACGGTACGAATGCCGTTGCCTCCTTCTCGGATGTCGCTACTGCGATTACCCGCCTTAAGAAGGAAGGCGTCGAAGACGAAGTGACTGCGGTTCTCGCCTACGATGACTGGCAGGCTCTTGGTGCTAACGTCGTGAACAACAACGCCTCGCTGATGAACATCGGTGACGGCATCTATCGTTCCGGCTTCCAAGGCACTGTTGCTGGTGTTCCGACTATCTTCACTCAGCAGCTCCAGCCGCTTGTTGTAGGTACTCGTGTCGCCTCTGGTACTACGCTTACCAACCAGCCCGGTTCTCCGGCTGTTACCTACGCCTCGGTGGCTATCTCCGGTGCGCAGGGTCAGTACATGACCTCGACGATTAACCTCGATGGTCAGTCGGGTACGGTGACGTTGAAGGACGGTGAAGTCTTCACTATCGCTGGCGTTTTCGCGTACGACAGCCGTTCTAAGAAGCAGCTTGAGCATCTCCAGCAGTTCCGTGTAATCGGTGACTACGCTGCGGTTGCGGGTGCTTACACGAACGTTCGTATCTTCCCGGCTATCATCACCTCTGGTATCTATCAGACTGTGGTGAACACCAACGCTAACTTCGATAACCTCGCTGTTACGCACATTGGTGCTGCTGGTACTGCGACGTCTCCCCGCTTCATGGCGAACAAGGATGCCATCATTGTTGCTACGGCTGATCTGATCATGCCTGCAACTGGTACGGCTTCCCGCAAGGCGTTGACCAAGGTCCCGCTGAGTGTTCGTATGTGGCAGGACTCGGTCTTTGCGACTGGTGAACACCGTATCCGTTTCGACGTTGCTCTCGAAGCTAACGTGGCTGCGGACGGTCGTCGGCGTATTACTCGTCTCAACGGCGCGTAAGAACTACTTTCCTAGGGGTCCCTCAACGATACCCCTAGGATTTTCTTGTATAAAGGATTACTGCTCGTGACAACTACTTATACGAAGGCAACGACTATTGCCACGACGACTGCGCCAAATTCGACGGCAGAAATTCCGTGCGGTGAGGCTGGTATTATCGCTGTCGCCGTAGATGGTACGTTTGTTGGTACTCTTATTTTTGAGGCCACTATTGATGGCGTCAACTATTACACCGTAGGTGGATCGGTGGCTGGCGCAGTTGCCGGTATTGCGAACGTTTCCGCTACTATAGCGCCCGGTAACTGGTTTGTCCCGGTTGCTGCTGCACTCTCTTTCCGAGTACGTTTCTCTGCGTACACGTCTGGTGCGGCTGTCGTGGTACTTCGAGCGGAAGATACCTCTATTCCTTTGAACTGGTCAAACGGTTCAAATATCCCAACTCCTTCGGCAGCCGCAGGCGGTTTCTCATCGACCCACAGTCGTGTATCAGCAGCAACGACTAACGCTACTTCGGTTAAAGCGTCGTCAGGAACCATTGGTGGTATTGTACTAACTAACACTTCGGCAGCCATGAAGTTCTTTAAACTTTATAATAAAGCTTCTGCTCCTACGGTTGGTACAGACACTCCAGTTGCAATTGTTGGTATTCCTCCGACTAACACTATCACTTGGAACTGTGAGCAAGGACTCCGTCTTACGACTGGTATTGCATACGCTCTCACTGGTTTGATGCCAGTAGCAGATACTACTGCTGTGGCTCTTAACGATGTCGCAGTGCACATCAACTATATCTAAGGAACAGAGATGACGCTGGTTTCGGAAATTATTACTGACGCCTACAGGATCAGCAATCTTCTTGCTATCGGCGTCTCTCCTACTACTGCACAGACGACAGAAGCTCTACGCTATCTCAACAGGATTGTAAAATCCGTATTCGGTAACGAAGCAGGCGATCCGTTGGTTGCTTTCCCGATTGGGGATAACAATATTAATCGTCCTAGCGGATATCCTTGGTGGAACACTGTTCCCGATGGTGAGTGGTTTGTGCCAAAGAACTACAGATTGATGCTCAATCTTACGGTTCCAGTAACCTTATATCTTCACCCCGAACCGGATGATGGTTCTCGTCTAGGTATTATTGATGTTAGCGGAAACATTGCCACTAACAACGTAACGATCTTCGGTAATGGACGATTGATTGAGAATGCAAATTCGATTGTACTCAACACAAATAACACTGACTCTGAATGGTTCTATCGGGCTGATCTAGCTAATTGGGTAAAGTACGCCCCACTGCTTGCAAGCGATACGTTTCCATTTCCAATTGAGTTTGATGATTTCTTCGTCACTCTTTTGGCGATGCGTCTAAATCCCTCTTATGGGTCAGCACTAACTGAGGAAGCAGTCGGTATCTACAAACGGTCTCGGCGTCAGCTACAAGCGAGATACACACAAAACATTCCCGCTCGATCAGAACTCGGTCTCCTGCGTCCCGCAAAGGTTGCGTTGGATAGAGATCGGTGGGGATCAATCTATGATCTATATGATCCTAGTGATATGTTTGATAAAGGCTGGTCTGGCTAATGGTTAAAGTTAATTTCCGAACGAGTGATTTTCGTCGTCAGGTAGCGGGGGCGGGTGATCTAATCCTTAAAAACCGCTACTTCGAGAAGAACCCTTTTCTTGATGACGGCGACGGAGCCTCGCTCCTAGCTCGTCCGGGACTTAAACGTCTAACGTATGTTGGTAGTGGCCCAATCCGGGGTCTAGCCTCTGAGGCTGGTTCATTTGGCGGTGATTTGTTTATCGCCTCTGGGGCCGAACTTTGGAGAATGGATAACGCCCTAACGAAGACGAACCTCTACTCCGGATTATTCAATCCTGAACGCGGTGTGGTTCGTATGGCAATCACTGCTCAGATCGGTGATACCCCTGAGTATATGTTTGCTGCCGATGGTAGAAACCTTCTCTGTTATGTTGCTAACGGATATGCTCAGAACACGCTTACAGGTACTCCCGCTAATAACGATACCGTTACTCTCGATCTTGTGTATTACAAGTTTACGAATGCCTCAGTAGATGCTGGTACTCCCGCAGGAACCTTAGCTAATCCTTGGCTTGTTGCCTTAGGTGCTAATTCTCTGGCTGCTTTTACTAACTTGGCTAATGCAATTAACGCTACAGGAGTAGCGGGAACCGATTACTCGACGTTGCTGGCTAAGAACACGACCATTAAGTCTATCGCCTATACGTCAACTGTGATGTCAGTGCGGTCCACATTGGTCGGAGCTTTGGGTAATGCCTTAGTCTCTACGGAGACAGGTGCCTCGCTTTCGTGGGTAAATGGTGGTACGCTAACTGGCGGCGGTTCACCTAATGTGACACAAGTTCAAATGCCCGACGATGCTGGAGCCATCGACGTTGCTGTTATTAATAGCTATGTTATCGTTATTCCAGTGCAAGCTAACGGCTATCAAGGCCGCTTCTATTGGATACAGCCCGGTGAGACAACAGTCGACCCTCTCGACTTTGCTACCGCTGAACGGTCTCCTGATGGAGTCTATGGTGTTCAAGTCTTTGGAGATCAGTTTTGGCTTCCCGGAGAAAGTACAACCGAAGTCTGGTATGTTAATGGGACGACTGATCCAACGGCCTCACCTATGCAGCGTCTTCAAGGCGTTGTATCAGATCGTGGCTCGTGGCAGAACACTGCTAAAGCGATCCATGAAACAATGGTAATCGTTGATGCGGATGGCGGTGTATTTCTCGTACAAGGTGGTTCGCCACAGAGAGTGTCTACTCCCGATATCGAAGAACAAATTCGTGAAGCAATGCAACGACAAAGTAACTATCTCTATTAAGGAGGCTTAAATGGCTCTAGTCCATGCCGATAACTTTTCTATTTACGGCACCAATACTGCCCTGATGCTCAACGGCGTCTATGCCTCCGTTAATCAGGTATCGCTGGCCACTGATCCAGATGGCTTATCCCCCGGTAACGTGGTGCACATCGATAGTAATAACCCAGGAGGCGTTCGTTTTATTATGCCTTCGGCTCAGACTACTGTAGGTGTAGCGGCTCGTATCTGGGCACCTAATCTTAACTTTGCGTTTAACGTACGCCCAGCGATTGCATATAGGGACTCTGGTGGTTCTACTACCACTGTTCTCGATTTCGACACTACTGGCCGTATTCGGCTTCGGTCGAATGCTGGCACTATCGCTACTTCGACTAATCCTGTTATTACTGCTAATGGTTGGTATCACATTGAGGCTAAGATCGTATGTGGTGCAGGAGCTACCGACTCCTATGAGGTTCGGGTCGAGGGCATTACAGTGATGTCTGTCTCAGCAGTAAATCTCCAGATTGACTCGGTCTATCAGGTAGAAGTAGGTAATCCTAACTTCTCTGGTAACGACGGATCAGCAACGGACGTCTACTGGAAGGATTTGGTAATCTGGGATGGAACAGGTACGTATAACAACGATTTCCTAGGCTCAGTCCTTGTCACTAACTTGATGCCAACTAGCGACATCTCGCTTAACTGGACACCCTCAACTGGCACGGTTGGGTGGAGTATTTTGGATAATATTCCTCCTGTAGATACTACCTATCTATCGGCTCCCTATAACGCTGGCGGTCCTCCGTTCTTTCCGAACCCCTATGTGGCCACTCTATCTGATCTCCCGATCACGGCCACTAGCGTTAAAGGGGTAATTACGTTTGTACGTGCTGCCAAATCAGACGGTGGTGATGGTAATCTCCAAGTTGGTATTATTTCTGATCCTGCTGGTACACCTACCACGGCACTTGGAGCTGATCGTCCAATTACTGTTGCTCAGACTTACTGGCGTGACGTGTTTGAAGTTGATCCTGATACGGCTGCTCCGTGGCTACCGGCAGCAGTGAATGCGGCTCAAATCCAACTCAACAGAACTGTATAATATAAGGATGGCTAAATGGTTACTGCTGCTAGAATAGATGCGCCACAAGCCGGTATTTTTCTTGTCGGTAAGCAAAAGGCAGTAAGTCTAAAAGTCCCTGAACTTGCGGCAATTACAATCTATAATAAACCTACGGCAAATATTCGTGTTACTTATGGTGCAGAGAATATCGTCTATCGGCGTATTGCTCAGAATATGCCTACAACGCAGGCTCAAGTTCTTGCTGTAGTTCGGGGTACTGTTGATAATCCGAAGTTAGCGTCATGGGCATTTACTCTTGATGGCCACGATATCTGGGTTCTTAAGCTTGGTACTGATATGAAGACACTGGTTTTCGACATTAGTACAGGTCAGTGGGCTTGGTGGTCTTCCCCGACTACCGATCACTGGCGATTGAACACAGGCTTTAATTGGAAATCTTCCGGTAATTTGCCATTTCAATATGGGAGTAATGTTATTGTCGGTGACGATAGTTATGGTGTACTCTGGGTCCTAAATCCTAATCAAGGGGTTGATGATGATATCCTTGATGTAACCCAAAGCACGTTCTCTCGTATTGCTACGGGACAAATGACAGCAAGAGATCGACAGTTTACTCCGATCTATTCTGTAGCTCTCACGGCCTCTCTGGGCGAACCAGCAGTCACTCCTAACAGTGTAACTCTCCGCTACTCTGATGACCAAGGTCGTACCTTCGTAGTAGCTGACGATGTAAAGACAGCAGTTGCTGGAGACTATTATCAGGACTTTGAGTGGAGGTCACTAGGTGTTCTCACCTCTCCCGGTAGGTTATTCCAGATCGAGGATGATGGAGCTTTCGCCCGAATTGATGGACTTGATGTTAACTTTATGCAAGGTAATTAAACTATGGTAGGCATACTACAGCCGCTTGGTAAGCAGTTCGCTATTATCAATCCTGATGGTACGCCTACCGAGTATTTCATTCGTTGGGCACAACAGCGTCAGATTGACATCGGAACTAGTATTACGCTAGAAGAAGCTCAAGCTCTGATCGACGCTTGGGCCGCAGCACGAGACATCAATGCGGGTGTTGCTCTTAATGGTGGTGGTACTCTTGCTGCTGATGTAACTATTGACCATGCAGATACGGCAGTGACACCCGGCACCTATGGCGATGCAACACACGTACCTCAGGTAACGGTTGACCAACAGGGGCACATTACAGGCGTAACAAACGTAGTTATCTCTGGGGGCGGTGGAGGTAACTGGTGGTTCTCCCCCCCTACTGCTGCCTCGTTTTCTCTTCAAAGTGGGGATGCGACTAATGTCACGTTAACAGATGACGGGAATGTGGGGCTAATACTTAAAGGCGGTACGCCTGTTAGTGGCGATATAACACGAATGGCGTATCGTACTCTAACTACTAAAACCTTAGATTGGGATTTTATTATCCGGCTCGATTGGTTCATGGACCCAGCAAACTTCGGATCTTTAGGTATTCGTCTACATGACTCAGTAGGAGGTAAGGTCTTAGCATACGGCTTTCGTAATGGCGACAATAACCAATTGAATAGGACCTACGTAAATGATTTAACTGGTGGATTTTTTAGTGAAGTACTAGCCTCTATGCGAGGTTATATCCAATGGTTAAGGATTGCTCGTGTTGGTGCAAATTTTACATTCTACCTATCTGCGGACGGGAAGAATTGGCATACTTGGAGAACTGATGCAGTAACAGCTTTTTTGGCGAATGCCCCAGATCGGATTGGCATCGGTGTCTCGTATAATCGGTCTGGCTCTTTTGATACGCTAGAATATTCTGTGCCATATTTCTCGCTAACAGGGCCAGCAGTATGATAACTAGGACTCGATCGCAGAAACTGGTATCTGCTGCCACGGCTCAATACGCCGATGAAATTGATGGCTTTGATCCTGAGGAGTGGCTCGCTAGTGACGATAACGTAGCTTTAGCTAACGGCAACAATGTTGCTCTCTTCGAACGAGAGATGCCCGGAGTCGTTACTGGTCACTATTTCTTCTTCTGTAGGGGACGAGAAGCAATCGAACTATCAAAACAAATGCTTAACGAGATATTCACAGGTCCTTATAACGTCCAAGTAATCAGGGGCTTAACCCCATTGGATAATAAAGGTGCACTGTGGATATCTCGTAAAGTAGGGTTCAAGCCATATGGCGATATTAAAACACACGTCGGTCTTTGCCGACTATTCATCTTAACGAAACAAGAATGGGAGCAGTTGAATGGGTAAAATCTTTGGAGGCTCTAAGTCCAAGCAGACTAGCTCCAACCAAGCCTATGGCACTATCAACAACGCTGTTCAACCGGCTCTTGGTAATATCGCCCAAGGCTCTAACGCCTTAAATGCGTTCCTCTCTGGGGATACGTCAGGCTTTAATACTTACAAGAACATGGCTGGCTATGACGCTATGGCCGAGAGTGGCTCTCGTGGTATCACGGGGAATGCTGCTGCATCTGGCCTGCTTCGTAGCGGCTCAACTGGAAAAGCACTACAGTCTTTCGGCAGTAATCTCAACCAGCAGTTCGCAGACAATTACTTCCAGAAGCTCCTTGGGCAGGCTGGACTTGGTCTCCAAGCTGGTAATCTGCTGGCAGGGGCTGGTCAAACTAGCACGTCCAAGAGTAAGAGCAAGCCGGGTCTCGGCGGGTTCGTGGGAACGGCACTGACAGGAGGAGCACTATAATATGGCAGGACTCCTGAGTCTTATTGGGCAGTCTGTAGGTATTGTACCTAAGCAACAGGATGACCCTGAAATTGTAGTTACGGGGCAGAACCAAGCCCAGAAATCTGCGCCCATGCAGGCACTAGTAGCTAATCCTAAACTTGCTACCCAGCAGCAGCTCGATGCGTCTCAACCTTTGGCTAATCTCCCTGAGCACAAAGGCAGACTCTTTGGCGCTAAAGGCACTCTTCGCGACGTGCTTGGTACTTTGGGTGATGCTTTCCTCGTCCAGTCGGGTAACAAAGCAGTCTATGGCCCGCAGCGTCATCAGGAACAAGTCTCTGATGCGTTGACTGGTTATTCGGATAATCCGCTTGATGCTATCAAACGATTGAATGCAATTGATCCTGAGTACGCTCAGCAACTCTATCAGAACTGGCAGGCTAACAACATTGCCTTCGATAAGATTGATGCTACGAAAGCAGCGGCAGCAGCTACAGCAGGCAACCACAAGGCGACAGTAATCAATCAGTTTGGCACTCGTCTTGGACAGATGCTTAATGGAGCTAAGACACCTCAACAGCGGGCAGCTATCATGGCTATTGCCGGTAAGCAAGCTTCGTCTATGGGCATTAGCTTAGATGACCTCGGCGTTGGTGAGGACGATCTAACTCCTGAGGAACAGGCTGCATTTGTTAATGGAGCTACTACTGTTAACCAGCAGAACAATCTTCCGATTGCTCAACAGAACGCAGATACTCGGCGTATCAGTGCTACTAAGCCTCCGGCTCCTAAGAACCCTCCGCGTAGGGGCTATACGGATGTAGAGGCCGAAGCGTTTGATACTCCCGCAGATAAGCGTACACCAGAACAGCAGGCCATAATCAAGGCCCGCCTTGAGAGAGGCCGTGGTCGTGGCTCTGGCAGAAGCTCTGGTAATAGAAGCTCAGTTAGCGCCCCTCCGTCAACAAGTGGTTGGACAGTAACTCGTCATTAAACGTACAAGGATAACTAATGGCTAAGTATTCGATTAAAGGACCGGACGGCAGCAGCTACGACATCGAGGGACCGGATGGTGCTTCGGATGAAGATGTCATCAATGCTGTCTTGTCCTCGGATGCCTACAAGAGTTCTCCGGGTACGCAAAAGAACTTGCAATCGGAGCAGGCTAGAAATCCTGATATTATTGTACCGGGTCAGACTAATCCCACTCCTGTACAACGACAGGCGATAAAGCCTAAATCTATATGGCAACAGCGTCTTGAGGAAGCTCAAGGAGTTCGTCCGGGTCTTGATCCTGAGAATGACTTCGGTGGTCCTCGTGTATTCGATAATGGTATCTCCAACCCTCTTAGCACTGTTCGTGACATTGCTGATCTTGGTGCTAGGGGTATGGAATACCTTGCTGCTGGTACGAACACTGGTCTCGATTATCTGGACGAAGCTTCACGGCGTACGGGACTAGCGGATGCTCTATCTGTAGATGGTAATAAATTCCTTCCCGGTTCCGCCATTGGTGCGCTTATGGAAGCGTTTCCCCTTGGTGGTGCCGAGGTAGGTTTGGCTAATCCTGCTGGTGCTGCTGTTAATAAACTGTCTCCTACTAAGGAAGCAGAATACATTAACGTCGCCCGTACTGGTACTGTTGATGACATTGCTAACTTCCTAGCACAAGAAGGACACCCTTCTGATCGTGCAGTTCTCGAACAGTTCGTTAAGGATCGTGAGAAAGCTGGTGGTCAAGTTGGTGACACCGTTCGTTACGAACAACAGCAGCTACCACTTGAAGAACAGCAGAAGCTGAACTTCAACGCTCCTACTCCTGAACAGGCAATGGAAGCAAAGCTTCGTGGAGAGGCAGAACAGTTCCAAGCTAACAAGCCTCAGGACACTGTTCCTGATGTACGACAGAGGGAACTCCCCCTAGATAAGCCTGCCCAACAGCAGAGTTTTGACTTTGGTGAAACTGCTCCCAAGCAGAAGGCCGTAGCTCCTCGTGATGCCACCCCAGAGACTGTGTCTCCTGAGGTGACTAGCGGTGTAGATCACATTAATGAGATCACTAAGGATTGGAGCAATGCCCCAAGTATTGAAGTCTTTGATAACTTCAAGTCGCTTAAGGATGTTGATCCTGATGCTATTGGTGTTACTCGTCCTGATGGGTCGGTGGCCATCAACATGGAGAACGTACTCGCCGAAGCGGAAGCTTCTGGGGTTTCTCCTAAGGATGTCCTTTCAGCCGTAACTTTCCATGAGAGTCTTGGCCACTACGGTCTTACTCAACGGTTTGGTGAACATCTCGACGGCTTCCTCGAAGGACTCTATCGTAACTCGGACAAGTTTCAGTCTGACGTTAAGAAATGGATGAATGACAATCCCGATGCTTACGCGGATGATTTCAATCCTATTGCTCGTGCGTCAGAAGAAGTGCTTGCTGAGATGTCTGAGAAGGGGCGTATCTCTCCGACGACGATGAACCGTATCCGTAATTGGGTTAAGGGTCTTGGTCGTGAGATGGGATTGCAGCTCAAGTATTCTGATCGTGAGATCAAGAGTATCCTTAGCATGGCTCACGATGCTGTCGTTAAAGGCAATGGTCGTGACGTAGCTCTAAACGGTTTCCGGTACAGAACCGGACCTGTTAATCCGACGACTTATCATGAGTCCGAAGGTAGAGCAATGATGGAGTATGCTCAGGCTCACCAGATGAGACCTTCTGAGGTTCTCAACAAATACGAGAGTGGAGATGTAAACTTTAAGAACGAGATTGATACTCGTATTAAAGAACTCGAAGCTATCGAACGTGCTAGAGAAGCCAGCAAAGGTAACAGGTACAAGACTCGTACAGATAAGACCGGACAGTTCCGGGAGACTCGTAGGCTAGACGATGGAACTATCTTCCTAGAATACCAGCCTTCTCTAAAGAGTTCTCCAATACCAATTAAAATGGCTATAGATAATGGCGTAGCTGAAATAGCTATAGACCAGTTCTCCACTCAAGCCAATCGTCTCGGCATCTCAAAAGTTAGGGATGCCATGACTGCGCTTGCTGATATGTATCCAGAGATTGAACGCTTTGGAGGATATCGGCGTAGTGGTGCGGGCAAGGGTCGGGTCCAAGAAATAGCCGTCCCTGAACGTAAACTCATTGAGAGCGTTAATCGTTACATGAAACGGCGTACAGTGGGTAAAGGCTCAGAAGGCATGGCGCGTGGGTCTGGTGTAAATCCAGAAGACGCGGGTACGCTTTCTAAGTTCCGTTCTGAACGTCCTGTCGAAGACATTCTTAAAGAGGTTGCACCTGAAAAAGAAAGTCAGTCGTGGGATCAGTGGATCGACGAAGCTGGTAAGATTAAGATGACGGGTAAGATCGCCCAGAACTTAGCTATCGGTGCCGAAGTCCCTGAACTAAAAGCGGCTGAGCGTTTCCTACTTGAGTCTTCTAACCGTATCTTCGATCTGTCAAGGAAGGTTAGCGAGGGTAGGGCATCGGAACGTGACACCTATCTGCTTGGACAAGAGATTGAACGGGCACGTAATGTCTCTCGTTCTATTCAAGACGTAGTGTCGAATGCTGGTCGTATCCTTAATTCGCGGAACATCGAGGTAGCATCAGATAGAGCCTTATCGGATAACATCCGTAACATGCTACGTAACTTGGACAACGCTGACTTGTCAGATGTTAAGACTGTGCAGGATGCTGCAAAGAAACTGGCGCAAGGCACAGAACGCGACAAGAAACTAAGTATGGCGCTTGATGTCTGGACCAATGCTGTCAACTTCCCTCGTGCGATCATGTCGTCGATGGACTTGTCAGCCCCGCTCAGGCAGGGCGTGTTCCTTATTGGACGGAAGGAGTTCTGGAAAGGCATTCCTTCGATGTTCAAACAGTTCGGGGATAAAGAAGCGTTTGCTGCTGTTAAGGCAGAAATCGAGTCTCGTCCTACGTACAAACTGATGGAACGGGCCGGGTTGGATATTTCAGGCATTGGTCGAGAACTGTCCAAGCGTGAGGAAAACTTCATGTCCAATTGGGCAGAGAAGGTTCCCCTAGTTGAACGCTCTGAGAAGGCGTACACAGGCTTCTTGAATAAGCTGCGAGCAGATGTCTTTGATGATCTGGTACGACAGTACAGTGAAGCTGGTATTGATCTTAAGCGTAATGATAAAGCCTTGCACGATGTGGCTTGGTTTGTCAACAATGCTACAGGTCGTGGTAATCTGGGTAAATGGACTCAGGCTGCCAGCCGTCTGAACACTGTCTTCTTCTCGCCTCGTTTGATTGCGAGTCGTGTACAGTTGCTTAATCCGGCATACTATGCAAAGCTTGATCCTATCGTAAGACGTAATGCTCTTAAGTCCTTGGCCTCGTTTGGAGGTATTGCTACGTCTGTAGCGTTACTTGCTAAGATGATGGGAGCTGAGGTAGAAGCTGATCCTCGTAGTTCTGACTTCGCTAAGATCAAGGTTGACAATACTCGCTATGATATCCTAGGTGGCTTTGGCCAATATCTTACGCTTGGTGCCCGCTTGGCTACCAATCAAAAGAAGGATATTAAGGGTGAGGTTGTTGAACTCGGTAGGAAGTATGGGTCTGACACTAGACTTGATGTTCTACTTAAGTTTGGTATCAACAAGGAAAGTCCGGTAGCATCTTTCGTTACTGACTATCTCCGTGGTAAGAATGCTATTGGCGAACCTTTCGAGGCCCGCAAAGCAGCAGTCGAACGTATGATCCCATTGTTCTTACAGGATGCTACGGACCTTATCAAAGACCAAGGAGCTAAAGGTGTTCCAATGTCTTTACCGGGATTGTTCGGTATTGGTATGAATACTTACGATGTCGATCTAGGTTATGATGCCTTTGGTCGTGGCATTAAATCTCTTCTCAAAGAAGGTAAAGAGGAGTCTGATCCAGTTATACTGGAAGTACAGCGTCTCAATACCGACGAAGAGACGTCAGTTCTGGCAGCCGCCCCTAAGAGCTTTAAGCTCGATGGAGTTAAGCACGAACTGACTGATGAGCAGCACAATGAGTGGCAACAGGTAATGGGTAAATACACCCATGAGTATCTTGCCGAAGATATGAAGTCTCAGGATTACATTAATGGTTCTGACGCTGATAAGATCGAGATCATTAAAGAAGCTCATCGTGATGCCTATGAAGACACTAAGGCTGATATGATTGATCGACTTGGCCTAAACAATGAGGGTGAATGATGAGTACGATGGAGGAGAGAATTGCTGTGTTAGAAGCTAAGGTAGAACACCTCTATGCAGGATTTACTAAACACGCGGAAAACACACGAGCCGAAGCTCAATCACTCGAAGCTAAACTAGACGACCTCCTAGCTCTTAAGAATAAGGGCATGGGGGCCGTCTGGCTAGTCACTGCCTTAGTAGGTAGTGGTATCATCGGAGTCATCAGTACCCTAATACAGTGGATAAAGAATTAATGGACTACTTAGACCAATCCCTTGACTGGCTCCTTGAAGAAGAAGGGGGTTGGTCTAATCATCCATCCGATAGAGGTGGCGCTACAATGTACGGGATAACTCAATCGACTTACAACGCATGGCGTAAGAAGAAGGGACGTCCCGCTCAATCCGTAAGGCTTGTATCCAAAGAAGAAGCGAAAGAACTCTACAACGAAGAGTATTGGAAAGCAGCTTCATGCGATAAACTCCCGTGGCCTATTAACTATCTGACGTTTGATGCTGCTGTCAACTCTGGGGTGAAGCGAGCGAAGCAGTGGTTGCAGACTGGTTTACATTGTCAGCCGGACGGCATTGTGGGCCAAGCCACCATTCAGGCGGCAGAACAGGCCGTGGCGACGGGTAATACATCTGCGCTATTAGGTATTGTAGATGCTCGAACTGTTTTCTTAGCTCGGCTAGTTCAGTCTCAACCTTCGCAAGCCGCATTTCTGCTGGGCTGGTGGAGACGGACGGAGCGGCTACTTGTACGAGCGCTTCTGGAAGGAGTGTCATAATGGGTATTCCTATAATTGGTGATGCGATTAACGCAGTTAAAGACCTTCTCTCGGAGGTCGTAGTAGATAAAGATAAGCGAGACCAAGTAAACCTCGAACTGACAAGGATACAAGACCAAGCTCAAGCGCGGCTTGATGCACAGATACAGGCTCAGATTGAGGTGAATAAAGTAGAGGCGCAGTCTGACTCCGTCTTTGTCGCTGGTTGGCGACCGGCAATTGGTTGGGTGGGTGCTGCTGCTCTAGCCTATTCATTTATTATTGGTCCTTTTCTAGGCATCTGGTTCAAAGTACCAGACTTACAGTACGACTCTTTATTACAGATCGTTCTAGCTATGCTAGGCGTCAGCGGGATGAAGACGTACGAACGAGTGAAAGGTGTTAGTCCTTATATCAATAAGACACAACCTGTCACCAAGGTTGATACGCCTGCTCCTGTCGTAGAAGAAAAACCAAAGCCTAGGCCACCAGCACGAGCGCCTTGGCAAAAGATATAAAAAAAGCCCCCTTGGATTTCTCCTTGGGGGCTTTTTTGTTAGTCCGCTATCTTATTACTAGGCAGTTCAGACGACATCGCACTGTCCTGAGGTACATGCTAACTCTTGTGAACCTGTTGTGTTATCCTCGGCTTCATAGAAACGCATATCGCTCCAATCTACCTCAGGTAACGGATGTTCTTTTATCCACGCTTCATACGCTTCTTTGCTAACCTCTTGGTAAGGGGCTTGCTTATAACTACCTCCGTCATACGGGAGGAAGGAGACTCCAGAAAGACTATCGAAATTGCGATACACCCAAGCTCCAACATCCAGCCACTCATGATCTTGGACGTTGATAGTAGCAGAGGGCTTATGTTCGCACCAATTGTCTTGGAGGTGTTTCCAAAGTTCAAGCGCACTAATCGCATCGAGTGTCTCCCTAGTTACGGAGTCTTTGGGGGAAGCGACGGGAAAGAAGAAAACAGACGTCGTAGCCTCAGCCATAACATCCGGCTCCCAATATACCCCAGCATCTTTAAGAAAGACAGTAAGAGGGTCTTTATTGTCCGACCGAACAGCTCGGATATAATAAGGGCTATGCCGAGCATGGAGACCAGAAGCACTATTAACAAGCTGGCTGACAGTGCCACTAGGTTTAACACAGGTAGTAGCAGCAGACGGGTTAATTCCCAACTTAGCTGCCCACTCGGCATTTGTTTGAATGACGATTTCCCGTAGGTTCGCAAGTGTTTCAGCACTGCTAACCAAGCTGAGGTTGTCACAAACACCTGTGAGGCTAACGCCCAATAGTCTTTCTTCATTACACGTATCACGCCATATTTTCCTTAGGTATCTAAAGTCTGTAAAAGTCGATTGGATAGTACCAAGGATTGCAGCGACTCTAGCTTTGCGCGCAAGGCTATCGAAATCGTCATTTGATCTGACAACAATCTCAGTAAGGTTACAGAATTGGAAGGGCCGAAGGATGATTTCAGAACAGGGGTTAGTGCCGAAATCATAAGAATTGTCTCGTCGTCCGCTGCGTCCAGCAATTGCTTGACACGCATAGCGTGAGAAAAACCCTGGCTCACCTGATTTACTATCATACAAATCCTTCCACTTATCCATAAAGAAACCGATATCGGGCCGTCGGTTCTCGTAGACTGCCGAGTTATTCGCAAGCCTACGATGACCCGTACTCTCCCACCATGCCCCGTGCTTCGCTTTATTCATCCGGTCATCGGTACAGTCAAACAACGAGATCATCGCAGAACGACGGACACCACCAACAACAACAATATCAGCGATCTTACACATGAGATCATGGCACTCAAGAGAGGTCAGCCTGCGTCCTGCGGCCCCTTTAAAGAGGCTACAAGCGAACTCAAAAAGGTCGACCAAAGGTTCGGGTCCAGAAGCACGACCTCCAAAAGTTCTAAGTCTTGCGCCTTTATTCCGCACTCGACTAACATCCCATCTTGGGAGTTGACCTGCAATGAGTAAGGATACAAGCTCTCTAAAGCTTTTTGCCCATCCTTCTTTACTATCTGCAACAGTAATGATCGTATCGGTGGGTTCAAACTGTTCGCTAATTCGGGGGAGTTGGTCAATGTATTTACTTTCTACAGAATAGCCTACTCCTGTTCCATTTAGAAGTATCAGCATTGCTTCATCGAAACTACGCGGGCTGTCTACAGGAAGGTAGGCACAATTATAACTACATACGTCATTTTTATCTAGGGCCGGGCCAGCAGTCATAAGCGATCTCATGCTAGGCATTACTTCTAGATTATGGATAGCTGCGTACAGCTCTAGAGAGGTAGCATCATCTAACGCTACTCTTTTCCGATAATACTCAATCAACCGCTGAACTGTTTCAAACCAATATTCTCTCCGTTCATCCCCTTCTCGCCACCTAGAGTAACGTGAATAAAAAATGAACTTTTCATAGAGGGATGGAAACGGATCAGGTAGTTCTGGGTACTGGATCAAATTGATTGTCCTCCAAGGTTTTAATTCGGTGACAATTGGCACAGAGTATCTGACACTTCCGTATCTCAGCAAAGAGAGATTTTAGTGTTGCCGCAGCCAATCTATGGGAGATATTAAACTTCTTCGTTGTAGGGTTTAAGTGATCGAAATCTAAGGCAACCCCGTGCTGGTTATACCCGCACTTATCGCACCCTCTATACTCTTTATAAAGATTAAGTAAGTGCCTTCGTCGTAAGTATCTCGCTTTCCCTGTTGTGTAGTATTTGTCTTTTCGTTCTTGGGCTAGTCGCTCTTTGTGTAGCTCTCTCCATGCCCTGCCATACTCTGGTGTACCGTAAGGTACGCCTGTTACTGAGCCTTTACCTCTCCACATTAGTTGATGACGGCAACCCCAGCCTCCTTTGCTTCCTCCGGTACATTAGCGGGTTGCAAAGGCCACTCATAAGCAAGTGGGGTAGAAAGGACGGCTTTATCACCACACCTAATAACCATAACTTGATGAGTGACTAGTCCGCTTTCTTTGTCTTGTACTAGATCAGTTGTAATATCAATACGATTGAAGAAAGTACAGAAAGCGCTAAGGACTTCCTCATCTTCTCCCGTCGCAATAAACTCTATAAGCTTACTATCAAATTTCTTACCCAATGGTTTCTCCCATTTGTTATTATTGTTATACAGGAAGAGATCAGTCTTTATTCGTAGATGATCTGATACTCGGGGTAATGCTTCTTCATAGCTACAGCAACTGCATGTTCTCCACGGGCACCCGGAGACTGTTCCCAGCCCGGAAGCATGTAGATTGCATCCGACTGAATTACCTTGTCGATATCCCACAGATAGACTTCACGAAAGTTAAAGCCTTGAGTAGCGGCGAGAGCAGCATCACCTGTGACCATACTCTCTTCGGAAAGAGTCTCACTCTCCTTCTCTGCTGGATTAATACCGTCCAACCTTTACGACGAAGGACATAGGCTGCAGTGTTGAATGCCGGAAAGTTGAAATTCTCGTAACCAGACATCGGGCCTGCGATATAAATCTTAGCCATACACATCTCCATTCTCTTCTATTTTCTTGTCCTCATAAGGTGCTACCATTCGACGATATAGTTCTAACTTACAGCACTCAAGAGCACCAATGGCGTCGTTAAATGTCTGATACGACTTGCCCCTAACATCAAAGAAATCATTAATGTGTCGAGTAAAAATAAAGTTCAGCTCGCCTGCATTCGCAGGAAGAGCGCCTTCTTCAAGTAGCTCATATCGTTGATGCTGTTTAATGTATGGCAATCTCTCGCTCCTTCAACAAAAGTTCTAACCTCGCGAGGCTATTCCACGCTGCGTGGGCAGCATGTAGAAGTCCACTATCAGGGTCCAGAATTTCTCCTTGTCCTTCATAGGCAAGGTGTCGTACCATTGCATCAGAGTAGCGGTTAAATCCGTCGGGGACAGACTCCCATCCTTTCCAAGCGTATTTACTAGCTCCGAAAGCGGAGACTGAGGCAACAGCGCCAATTGCCCTAGGGAAGTAAGAAACTGCCCCCCGATATATTGGAGCCTTTCCTCCGTCATACTTGATCGCACCTGAGCTAATTTGTGACGGATCGTCATTCGTATATTCCTCAACCTTATTGTTCATCGTGAAACTCCTCGGCCTCTTGGCCCAGCCAGAAGTAGTATAATTGTTTATCGGCCATAGGTCATTATCTCCTCTAGGAAATCACGCTTTTCTGCAATCTCATCAGTCAGTGCGTCGATTAAATCTGCTGTTGAAATATCGAGGAGTTCCGCCAACTCGTACCCCTCGAAACGATCTATCAATTTATTACGGAACTCCTCGTCCATTCTTATTTCACCTTCGTTCGTACGCCTTCGGACCAACTGCCGCACGATTGACACTGGACCCGTTGGATGCGATAATGCTTTGTCCGTCGATAACCGCGACTTTGTACGTGGTTGGAACCGCAAGCACCGCACTCTTTCTTAGTTGCTCCCATGTGTGGATGGTTCTTGATAAATGGTCGGACACGTTGGTAGAGCTTCTCAAGAAGTCGGACATCTTGGATACAGTACCGACGCATCTTCGCTTTCGCCGTCTCTTTGCCATTCATTACATCCTTCCAAAGGTTGAACCCTTCGTGTTTTACTTTACCACCTACCGAGAGAAGAGGGCCAATATAGGCCAGACGGTTCATTACGAACCCCATCTTCTTCACAGTCTTCAAGACATCAATAGATGTAACAGGAGGGGGTGGCGTCAAACCGGCTAGAAGGATTTCGCCCAAAATCTTCGGTAGATCATAACGATCACCATTATAGGTAACGACAGCATCCGCTTCGTTCAGAAGATCAAGAGCAGCTTGAGCCATCCCCTCTCTACCATCTTCCCACTCGGAGAAGAATAGAAAGTCTTTAGAGCCTGACCACTTAGCGCAGAAACAGAGCATACCTCCGTGGTCAATTAATTGATCGGGCGAGATGTTCTCATCCCACATCCTCCAGACATAAGCAGTCGCAGGCTTCCACTCAATATCCAGCAGGAGGATTTTCTCATCATGTTTGTTCGTCATTATCTTTATTTTCTCCGAACGTGTGTACACAGTAGCTTGCTATCTGCTGCTCCATGCGGTTGATACTACGAGGGGACCTACCCTCAAACCACTCCTCGTCCTCAAGCTCTTCAAAGACAGCAGCGACGATCTCAAGGATCGTTTTCTCTTGCATTGTCCACCACTCCTTATCTCGACCAAAGCCGATAGGTTCTGTTAAGGTTTCTAGGATAGGAATACGATCTTCACTATCGCTACGACCAAGACCATCCCCTTGTCCTACAACTAAGTCTGGTTCGTAATCCCAATCATCGTAGTCATCCATACCACCATTCCTCAGGAATGGTTTCCCCCTCTGCCCAAGGAAATCCGTGCTTCTCGGCCCATTGCCAATACATTAATGAATTGGGTGATTTAGTGAGTCGATTGTTAGCTCGCTGGAAAAGCATTCTAATGTCGAGCTTCGGATTTTGTTTCTTAACCGCGAGCATCTTTGCTCTAGCTCGTGCGTCGAAGTACCCTTTACATTCAACAAAAATGTCTCCCGGTAGCCGGAGATCGGGGATATACCGGGAAGATGTAGTGTAAGTGATAACGGGAGTTTGTGGTTCATAATCCACGAACCCTCGTTGGTTATCAGCGATGTTCTCATATATTCGCTTCTCATACCCTGATCGAAACTTGTGCTTAGCTATCTTCGGCATCAGTTACCATCCCCATTTCCTTCGCCACTTCCGGGACATCCGGCTCACGAACAACTTTTGTAAGAAACCTTGGGCCGGTCGAATACAGAAAAGTACGAAGACCGGGATGACAACGATACTTATGGCGGCAATAAGAGCAGCCAATACCCAGCTTGAGATTACCAGACTTCCCATCAGGGACCGGCTCATAACATAATTCAGGAGGCGTTTCACTGGTAATAACTTCCTTGAGGTGAGAGATACGCTCGGCTGGCGGATAGTGCTTAATGACCATATCGCTTAGGGGTGATATGCAAATGTCACCGTGCACTTTATCGTTGGCCAGCCAAGCAGCAGGCTTACCCGGTGTTAGAACCGAAGCATAGCCTGCAAGCTGGGCGACATAACCAAAGGGGTCTTCTTCGGTTACTCGTTGTTCGGCAAACTTTTTGTATCCGAAAGGAGACGCTGACTTGACGTCCACAACTGTTCCATCAATGATCGCGTCAATGTGGCCCTTGACACCGTCGACTTCAACTTGTTCTTGGTGATTGGTGACTTCATGTCCAGCCTCCTTAGCTAGGAACAATAACAGTTGTTCAAGGATGTCCCCGTACAGGAATTTGTACAGCGTTTTCGGTGACATCTTTTCTGTGAGGGCAGGGTCTGGGTGTGCATCGAACCAGACTTGTCGGTCCGGGCGACCCATAGAGGAAAACCGAAGGGCGTAATCAACATTAGGCCGGGCTTTGAACCTGTCCCGCAGGACTTGTTTGAGATTTTCTGCGAACTCATTGAGGTTATCCTCATTAATTATGTGATCTTCTTTCTCGTTAAAAAGGGCGAAGATATCTTTAGGGAGGTCTTTTAGATCAGGCACGGTCATTGTCCTCCGGGTACACGATCTCAATATCGAGAATTTCTGGTTCGGTAGGTTCACGATGCGTAACGTAACAATAAGGAACATCGGGCACATTGTGTGCACGAGGAAACTTTTCAAGGACACGAGCGGCTTTGTTAATCGCCTCTCCCTCACTACTTGCTATGACGTTAAGTTCGATCCTCTCCCTTGCCGTACGGACGACGGTAGCTACGAGTGGGAAAAGTGCTGCCAAGGTTATCTCCTTGTGTTATGGTTGTGTGTGGGCGTTTCGCTAGTGTACCTCGCAGCACATTCAGCCGTTCTTACTGTGGGTAGCCCACTCATCCACAGATCAGCCGGGTATGGGCACTCAGAGGATATCTGAACCAATACCACCCGGTCTACCTGTGAAACTTGGCGGCCCGTTTCCTCGGCATCTTTAAGGACAATGGACGTCCACCGGGCGATACACACATCCAGCACGGGCCAACACTGGAGCGGACTACGACCCCACAGCACACCTTTAGGGTGATATGTGGGGTAAGGTATTAAGTCACAGCAAAGCTGTAGACATTAGAACGGAACCTCATCATCAAGGTCTTCGTCCAATTCAGCCAACGGCTTAGCCTTAGCTGTGGTCTTGGCCTTAGAAGTATCCTCATTATCCATACCGGCAAATTCATCCTTGTGGAACTCGACATGATCGAGAACTCGGATAGCCTTAACCCAGATGGATTTCTTCTTCCCTCGTCCCCAATCTGCGATAGTCAACTTCACAGCGACACGAGAACCGTTACCAATGAGACTGCCGTCCCACGGCTTACCATCTTTGTCTTCGATGATAATGGGATCGTTAGCTTCGCCTTTACTGTCTAGCTCAGGCTTCTTCAAGCGCAGGAAGTCGCCAGAGATCGGCTCCTTAGCTTCCTTAAGTCGGTCCAGTAGTCCGTGCTTCTTAAGAAAGTCCGTAGTATCTGGAACGAAATCAACCGTCCATTCTCGGCCATCCTTCTCATAGTTAAGAACGGGCTTACCTACAATCTTCGCCCAAAAGACATAGCCTTTGACGAACTCAGTTGCAAAATCTGGCATACTTTTATGCTCTCTTTCTTTCTTAAGGTCGTACGACCGCTTACGCCTAGCCATACTTACATTTTCTAATTAACAAGAGGAGGTGTTCGAGTTCCTTTATATGTGTGTGAACTACGTCTCTTTACCCCTACCCTATAACCTATTATATCGTGTTTTTTACGATTTGTCAAGGACTATTTTTCATGTATTCTACCAGCTTCTCTAACTCGTCTAAAGTTGCGTCATTCTTTAATCTATTAGCCCTCCACGATATAATCTGTACATTCCCCTTCACATAGCCTAGGGCTGGTTTAATCCTATCCAGCGAAGGAGTGTTATCGGTACGACGTCTAGGTTTATCGGTGCTCTCAAGCACTATTGGAATACCTAGAACGGGGCACGTCTCAGGAAATACTATATCGCCCGGTTGGAGATCAAACGGGATTCCTTTATCCTTAGCCCGCTTTTTAGCAGCTACTACGTAGCTACGTTGAGGGTTTTTACGGTGCCAGTCTCGGGTCCTTTTATTTCGTTGGTCTCGATCCTCTCTATACATTTTCATCAGTGCGTTTCGCTCCATGTCCTGCCAATTTCTGATTTACCGTCTAGTGGGACGTTGAGTTGAAGCAGTTGGCCAGCTCGTCTAATTGCTTCGACAGCGATAATAGCGTGCCTTGGTGCGTGATCTGGATGGACGTCGTATTGCCATTCATCGTGAATATCAGCGACCTTGAGGCTATCGAGTCCTTCTCTTCGTATATCTTGCTCAAGTAGGATCGCAGCGAGGCCCATGACTCTAGCTCCGCCTCCTTGTAATTTGTAATTGAGGGCTGCATGAGGGCTTGGACATATAACTTTAGAACCATCTATCAACTCCACTCTTCCATTTTG